AAGGGGTAACAAAATGGTTTTAGGAACAAATGAAAAGGTTGATTTAGAGATCACCCGTGAAAAGCTAATGATAGACAGTGGCCGACAAAGGTTTTTGAAGCGGCAGGAGGGACTTTTAAACTCTTCTACGCAAAACAATGGGCAAAAGATTATCAATAGTGCGCTAGTTAGGGTATCCACAGCTATACGCCAGACGATAGAGACACAAGCAGACAGCAAGTCAAGAAATCCATGTTGGTATGATGACTTGGTGAATATAGAACCGGACCTGCTTGCTTACATCGCTCTCAACACCTGCATGGAGTCTGTTGCGGTCAAAGCAACGGTTGCAAGCTGCTTAAGTAGAATTGGCAGGCGTATAGAGTTGGAACACTGGGCAGCAGGTCTCAAAGATCACGACCAGGTGAAGGCCAGGAGAATTGAAACTCAGGTCAGTAAGGCACACAACTCGACGATATACAGAATAAAAGCAGCTCGGATAACAGCAGCTAAAGACCACACAGATAGTGAGGGAAATATTGTGTCAGGCTATCGCCCTGAGACATGGCTCCCGTCCAGACTTGTTAAAGTGGCCGCACCTCTCCTAAACGCCGTCCTAGAATTTAGTGAAATATTTGATGTCTGGGATGCCTCAAAGCCTAAGAAGACAGTTAAGAAAATGGGCATGACTGAAGAGGCTCAGATTGCCCTGGCAAATATGGACCACAAAGCATCGTGGCTCGAGCCTCAATTTGGACCGATGCTGATACCCCCCACGCCCTGGACAGCCTACGACACTGGATGCTATCGCGATGCCCAGCTTGCAAGCCAGGTTCCTTTGGTCCGCGCAGCAACAAATGAGCAGCGCAATGCCATTGCCCATGACATTAAGAAAGCCGGAAGCGCAGGTCCAGAGTACCTGGAAGCCTTAAATGCGATCCAGGCTACACCGCTCCAGATAAACGAAGACATGCTAGAGGCTGTACGTTGGGCCTGGTTTATGGGTATTCAGATTAAAGATTTTCCGATGCGGTCGCGGATGGAGATACCTCCGGTACCCCTAGATTGGGATGAGCTTGAAGATACGCAGCAGAAAGCCTATTCGATTCTTTGTCGAGACATTGCACGGACAAACCGAGACTCTGCTTCGCAGTCTGTTGTGATGTCCCAGGATATGGCAACTGCCCTCGACTTGACTCAGTTTGATGAGCTTTATCTTCCCTGGAACATGGATTTTCGAGGCCGCTGTTACCCGATACCGCATTTTAATTATCACCGCGACGATCACATTAAGAGTCTTTTCCAATTGGCCCGTGGTGAAAACATCGATACGCAAGGTGCTGCATATCTCGCCATACACCTGGCGAACTGTGGTGACTTTGGAAAAATAAGCAAAGCTTCGCTGTATGCCCGCGAAGAGTGGACTAACGAAAACTCTGACTGGCTCTGTTCGATTGCCGACGATTACAGAGGAACCGTTGATCAGTGGTCAAAGGCCGACAAACCTTTCCAATTTCTAGCTGCAGCATTTGCGTGGAAGAAGTGGGTGGACCACGGTGAACTGTACAATTGCCAACTGCCTTTATCGCTAGATGGTTCCAACTCGGGCCTCCAGCATTACTCTGCGGCAAGCCTGGATGCAAACGATGGAGCCCTGGTTAATCTAACTCCCTCAGAATCGCCAAGAGACATATACCAGTCAGTTGCTGACTTGGTCAAAGAGCGGGTTGAGGCTGTGGCCAGAGACTACAAAGACGAACATCATGTAATAGCGAAGGCGTGGTTATCATATGGCATAACTCGAAAAGTCTGTAAAAGAAACACAATGACATATGCCTATAGCTCCCCTGTTTTTGGAATGGGCGATCAGCTCATTGAAGACATTATGGTACCGCTGTCTAAGCAGGTCTTGGTGGGGAAAATCCAATTACATCCATTCGGACCGACATCATTCGAGACCACGAAAGCTGCACGATGGTTAGCAGCCATTAATATGTCATCTATCCGCGCTGTTATTTCGTCGGCGCAAAATGGCATGGACTTTCTTAAAGGGGTAGCAGGAGCCCTCAGTCATGAGGGAAAACCTGTGCGGTGGAAAACGCCCATCGGATTCCCAGTGGTTCAGAAGTACACTGAGTATGAAGTTAAGAAAGTAAAAATGACTCTGTATGACCGAGACACTCATGCCAGCAGTAAAGCTGAACGGGAGGTTGCTGAACGGGAGATAGCGGAGATGAAAATACAACGTGATCTGCCGGAAATCAAAACCACTAAGCGTACTCAAGTCACCGTAAGGGAAAGGGCATCAAGTAAAATAAATAAGCGAAAAAGTAAGGGGAGCATCTCGCCGAATTTCATTCACGGTCTAGATAGCGCCCATCTCATGAAGACTGTTTTACGAGCCAAAGATTCAGGTGTCACAGATTTCTTTTTGATCCATGACTCTTTCGCTTCTATGCCAAATGACACGCCGATTATCTACGCAGCAGTACGAGAAACTTTCGTCGAGATGTACGATGGCCGATGTGTGTACACAGACCTTTTGGTGGAAGTTAGGCAGCAGCTCAGTGTTCGAGGTCGAGATACTTTAGAGATTAAGGTGCCCGAGAAAGGTACGCTCAATCTTAAAGGCGTACTTCAAAGCGAATACTGCTTCGCCTAACTAACGAAGAACCAACCCCTCCGGTCAAGCGAAAGCCTGGCCTTTTTTTTGCCTCAAATTTAGCCTCCAGATACAAAAAGCAGAAGTGTCCACCCTTTAGAATACTTTAAGGAAAAAACACTCAATGCTCACTCGAGAAAGAGTTCGCCAACTCGTCGAACTTCACAAACTAAAAAATGAAAACCTACCACCAGAATTGCTTCAAGAAGCAAAACGTCTAGGCATGGATTTGCTAGACACAACCATCACAATTACTAAGAACACCCACACTAAGGAGAAGTCCAATGGCTCAAAATAGAGTCTCGTTCCAAAGCAAGTCAGGCAGAGCGCAATATCCCTGGCTGAATACCCCTGATTCCGCATTCGGCGGCGAACCGAAGTATAAAACTAACTTGGTACTCGAGGATCATGCTGATCTCAAGAAACTAATACAGGACTGTGCCAAGCAAGAATTCGGTGACAAGGCTGATAAGGCGAGAATGCCTTTTGACTTGGATGAAGACACAGGCGAAATGATCATCAAAGTTAAGTCGAAATACTCCCCCGCATTCTTTGATGCGACAGGCCAGGAAATCTTTGGTGGTCAAATCCCTCAATTGTACGCCGGGAGTACCTTACGTTTGGGCGGCTATGCATCAGCTTATTCCGTCAGCGGCAGTAATGGTGTATCGCTCCAACTTACCAAAGTCCAGATAGTTAACCCTGTGTCCACAGGTTCAAATTCATCCACTGGTGGGTTTGATGCAGTTGAGGGTGGCTTTACTGCTCCCGACATCGTCCATGATTCGGAGATAGTAGATGAGGTACAACAAGAGACAGCAACGGCGGCTGACCGTTTCTAATGGGATCAAGCATGGTTACCGAAGTGGACTCGAAGACAAACTGTCTAAGCAGATAAGTGCAGCAGGACTTGAGGTCCAGTACGAGACCGACAAGATCAGCTACAAAGTTCCAGAGCGCCAAGCCAAGTACACTCCCGATTTCAAGCTACCTAAGACAGGTGGCTTTTTTTATGTCGAGAGTAAAGGCATCTGGGATGTAGCCGACCGACAAAAGCATCTTCTCATAAAGGAGCAGCACCCTGGCATTGATCTGAGGTTTGTCTTCAGCAATGCCAACAACAAATTGTATAAGGGATCAAAGTCTACCTACGCAAGTTTCTGTGACAAACACAGACTGCAATGGGCGCACAAAACTATCCCGGACGAATGGCTCAGTGAATGAGTTAACAACTTTAGGCCACCTTTAACCGGGTGGTCTTTTTTTTGCAAAATTTAGAGGGGATACACAGTGACAATTCCAGATACAGAATCCGGTGCAAGTTTCGTACAGCATCAGCCCTGCGAAAAATGTGGCAGCAAAGATAACGCGGCACTCTACTCAGATAACTCAACTTACTGTTTCGGATGTGAAGCCTATGGCCATGCCGATGGCACCGAGCCTCGACAGCAAAAGACATTAAACTCGGCACTACTTCAGGGAAGCTATACGGCACTAAAGGCCCGAGGCATAACTGAGGAGACCTGCCGTAAGTTTGATTATCAGGTCGGAATGGACGGCTCCCGCCCGGTCCAGATTGCCAACTACCGAAACGATACTGGCCAAGTCGTGGCGCAGAAGATTCGAGACCAGGATAAGAACTTTAAGATTCTCGGTGATGGGAAAGACGTTGGATTATTTGGCCAGCACCTATGGACTGGTGGTCGCAAGATCATCATTGCAGAAGGCGAGATAGATACGCTTTCTATTAGCCAGGCACAGGGAAACAAATGGCCAACTGTCGGCCTGCCCCTAGGTGCCCAGGGCGGCAAGAAGGCCCTGATAAAAGCATGGGACTGGCTCCTCGAGTACGACCAGATAATTCTGATGTTTGATCAAGACGAAGCTGGCAAACGTGCGGCTCTTGATTGTGCCGAGGCTCTCCCGGTAGGACGAGTCTGCATCGCCGAGCTGCCCATGAAAGACGCTAACGAGTGCCTGAAGGCTGGGCTCGAGAAAGACATCATCAACGCCATATTCCGGGCTAAGGAATGGAGACCCGAGGGCATAGTCTCTGCAAGTAGTCTCCGCGATATCATCGGCGAGGAGGATGAGCAATCGACTGTTTCCTACCCCTACCAAAAGCTAAATGAGATTACCAAAGGCATACGCCCTTCCACCTTGATAACTATCTGCGCTGGCAGTGGTGTCGGTAAGTCAACCTTCGTCACAGAGATCGCCTATGCCCTTCACAACGCAGGTCAGAAGGTTGGGATGCTGATGCTAGAGGAGACAAACAAACGCACTGTGCGCGGCCTCCTGGCACTCCATATGAACACCAATATTGTACAGGATGGCAACTCCGCAACACGGGTAGAAATCGAGTCAGCGCACGACGATTTATTTTGTGAAACCGATATTGAACTTTGGGACCACTTCGGTAGTTCCAGCCTGGACATTGTTATCAATCGAATCCAGTACATGGTCCGAGCAATGGGATGTAAGCACATCATCCTAGACCACATCTCAATCCTGGTCAGTGGACTTACGGGTGAGGTTTCAGATGAAAGACGGCTGATCGATAACATCATGCATAGACTCAGGACAACTGTGCAGGAGCTGGGCATCACCCTATTTCTCGTTAGTCACCTTAAGCGCCCAAGTGGCATTGGCCACGAAGCTGGAGCCAAGGTTGAGCTGTCGCAG